CTTGAACAGGTTTTTTAACTTGCTTCACAAATCTTCGTAAGCTCATCAATTTCTCCATTGGCACAAATATTTAATACTATTTATATAAAAGTAGCTTCTATAAACTTATAATACTACTGACAATAGAGCCAATTGTTAACATAACTACCAACCATCCAATTAACATCAATAGTAATAGTTCTCCCTCAGTTGGTGGTCTTTTATCCATTATACCTTAAAATCTTTTATAGCTGAAAATTTGTCTGTGCTACTTCCAAACTTTGTATTATCAAAGACAGCATCAAGTTGATTTTGTCCACTGTCAACTAAATCATCTTGTGCACTTTTATCTACGTCAAATAATCTCATCTTTGAACGATCAATACCTAAAACAAATCTTTTATTCATTGTTGGATCATTATATCTGTTTTTTAGTTGTTTAACTAAAATTTGATTTAACTCTTCAAGTTCTTCATTACTAATAAGTGCAAACATAAAGTCTGCAGTTGCAGGTAAACCAAAAGACTCAGATGTATCTTCAAGTCCAATATCAGTAGATGTATAACCACCTCTGGTTGTTTGAGTTGCAGACATGATTGGAACATTACATTCTACGGCAAGACCTCTTAGTTCTTCAGCAACACTTTTAATATAACTATATGAATTAATATTTTGTGCACCTTTAAATCTACTCGATGCACAAATATTCAAATAATCTACAAATATAATATCTGGTTTAAAAGATTTCTTAATTGCAAGTTCTTTTATCAATCCTCTAAAATGAGAAGAGTGTGCAGATGCAGTAGGATATTCTTTAACTATTAACTTACCAGTAGTTTTTTTAATTATACTTGCAATTTTATCATCAAACATTTTCTTTGGTAGATCATGTAAATCTTCCATAGATATATTCATAAGGTTTGCATCAATACGTTCTGCAATACGCTCCTCTGCCATCTCCAAAGTAATATATAAAACATTTTTACCCTGTGACAAAGAGTTTGCTGCCATGTGACACATAAACAAAGATTTACCAACACCT